TCTTTTCCTGGCTGATCCAGATGAAGCACTTTTTCGGAAAACGCTTCATCAAGGCTACCGCATCCGGATACTCCCATTCCGACACCTGATACGAATCCACGATGATAAACTTCGGGGATTTCGGCTTCTTTAATCGGTCTATCAGTTCCTCATAGGTCTCGTCCACAACCACACGGAACTTACCTTGCACCTCGTTCATCTTCAAATATTCCATACGGCGTTGGAATGTCTGGTTCACGCCCTCTTCATAACTCAAGTACAACACAAGGCCGTATTTGCACAGTTCCTTGCTAAGCTGCATCACAAAGCTGCTCTTTCCGCTGGCACTGGCACCGCTGATGAACCAGGAGGCATTCTCCGCAGGGAACCCGAAAGGCTTGTTCCATTTCTCGCCCCACGGCAACGTCACCCATTTCTTGGCGGCTATGTCTTTCGGACTATATGCTCGTTTCATGACTCTTTTTCTATTGATTCAATCCTATATTTCAGAAACCCTTTGATGATATGCGGAGGATGGTGTATCGGGCAGAATTGCCCTACGTAAAGCCCCCAATACGGGACATAAGCATCTTTCCATATTTCATTTTGAAATGGTCCGGCTTCCTCCACAAGACCACCTTCATTTACTTTGAGCCATAACAGGTCTTGGCCTTTGTCCTCTAAAACTATCTTAACCATTTCCTATGCCATTTTAAGTTTCTCTATCTCGGTATATACTCGCCTCAGACCTCCACGTGTCTTGCGTACAATCTGCGCTATATCCGCACCTGCCGGGGCATTTACTTTAGCCACCGTCTGAGCTTGGGCATTCAAAAACGCCTCACGCTCCTTGCCGTCATCAGGTGTCACCTTGCTGTAACGGTCTCCATAACGGCTCAACATCTCGGTATAGCCCACTTTCTTACATTCTATCGAACGGTTGATCTTTTCTTTCAAACCATCCGCACCCATCATATACCAGGCACAACTGCGTTCGGTGGCATTCCACAAAGCCTTCAGCTCAAGGAACGCCTCATACTGCAAATCCCCGGCCTCGTCCAAAATAATAAGCGGATTCTCAATGGAACGGAGGTAATAAGTCAAATCCTCGTATACATCGCTATATTTACCTTTGGCATCCACTCCGAACTCCGCAGCTATCTTACGCACCAGCTTCAGCTTAGTCTTCACCTGCGAGCAGTCGATATACACGGCATTCTTGTGGTTCTGCACATAATACCTTGCGGTAAAAGTTTTTCCGATGTTTGGAATGTCGCATAGGATAGCCGACAGGCTCGACTGCTGGGAGAACTCCAGCTGGGCGGTTATATACTCGAACGTGGCGGTCTTGGCAACCTTCCACTCCATATCGGCACGGAGGCTCACACCCAAACGACGGGCTATACTTATCCAGTTGGCATCACTAAGAGCCTTGTCCGTCTGTCCGTTCTTAATGGCACTGTACACCGATGTGCTGATGCCAAGGGAAGCGGCGTGTTTGGCGTCACTCGGATAGTTCGCACGGTTGGCGGCTACCGCTCCCAAAATCTTCTGTTTTTGCGCTTCTGTAATCATAATTCAAACGCTGTTATAATGTTATTCTAATCGTATTCTTACATATCTCCAATAGCCATTGCCGCCATATTGGTCGGCTGCCATTCGTAAGCTTCATCGGGTTCTTCAGGAACAGGTGCCGTAGGTAATACAAGGCTTTCCGTTTCCTCATCTTCTTCCTCACGTTGGACCGGTGCCACACCTACCTGACCGATAGCGTTATCACGTACCCATTTGTCAAAGTGACTCATTATCTTTGCCTGTTCCGTATAAGCTGCCTTATCTTCTTCGGTCTGTTCCGCCATTACACGGCTATAAGTCACAACCGGGCGCACCTTGTCGATGTAGCGGTCATTCTGATACAGGAACACATCAGTCGGTTTGCCTTCCTCATCCGGCAAATAGAAAGCCGTCACCTTGCGGTTATTAGGCTCCAACTTCTCAAGAACCTCCGGACCGCTCAGCCACCAGTCAGCGTACGCCACACGTACCGTACTGTTCCGTCTCACGCTTGTTTCCACCCTCTCGCCGATATAACGGCTCAGGGTCAGTTTGTCAAGCGGGCGCAGAGTCGGGTTGATCCTCGCCACAAGCACGTCCCAGCGGGTCATGCCCGGATATTTCTTCTGGTTGGGGTGCAGCGTGTTGTTCCATTCAGCACAATCCCTGCGGTCATCTGCCACAAGTTCCTCAAACGTATAATATTTCCTATCCTCGTAGGTATGGTTCCCACTGTCGCTGATTTTCTTCTGATCCACACGCCGTGCCCCTTTACCGTACCAACGACCCACCCCTTCATGGTTCTTATGGGCGATGGTAGTCTTGAACGCACCGTTCAACGGCTCAGCATATTTGTCCTGAGAGTTCAACGGTGCACAAAAACGCACAAACTTGAACACCTCACCGGCTTTCAGGAAGCCCTCCTTGTACTTGCTCATCAAATGCTGCTCCACCTCGATACCGGCAGGCATCCCCCACCCGTTACGCTCAATCAGGCGGAACATATCCCGGAAACAGGCAACCACAAGGGCTTCGTCTTTATCACGGCCGTAAGCAAGCCCCACACGGCACTGGCTTACCACATCGTAGGCATAATAAGCATGTACGTATTCACCACCCTTCATGCGACGCGGAAGATCCACGTCATCCATCGTAATCTGGGACAAGGAGAACTCTCCACTGTGGCGGTGCATGTGTGGCATTTGCTCGTGGTAGAATTCCGACCACCCACGACGTTTTTTCTCTATGAGTACCTGGTTGGCCGGCTTGTTCAAGATGTTGCGAATGGTACTTTCGCTCAGTTCTTTCGGATCACCGTTCTTATCCGTAAAATCGTTATGGTTGAATATTTCCCCGGTTTCCAAATCCCATACCTCCAACTCACCGCACACAAAGGAGATATACATCTCGTGTACGTCACTGCCATAAGGCTGGTTCGGCAGCACCGTGATGCTCAGCACGAGACGCTCGGTCTTGTAATCCACTTTCCTCGCACACTGGTTACCGAACTTTCCACTGATAAGGCACTCATAACCGTACTGCTTGTACTCGTTCACCTTCTTTCGGAAACGCAAGGTACTCGCCGGCAGATCATGCCCGAACTCTTCGCGCAGCGTCTCAATGGTAGTAGCCATCATGCTCCAATCATACTTCTCTCCCATTAACTTTCGATAATCACGACTACGATTGTACAACTTGATACAAGTATTCAGTACTGAAGCATTTATCGCATACTTTCTGGCAAGCTCGTCAGAAGCCTTATCGCTGGACTGCCGGGCAGCCCAATCCATAAAGAAAGCGACGGCAGCCTGATCAAGCTCGTAATTCGATATTATCCAGCCACGCAAAAGCACGGCATTGCCACCAGGATATTTCTCCTCGACTTTTTCTTTGTAAGAGGTAGGCAGACTATCAATAACAATCAAAGCTCCATTTCCTTTCGCTCCACCACCACGACGTGCTACCTTTATCCGGCCACTGGATGCCATATACTTGTAATTCGGAACAGTCATTATTCCGCCATCAACAAGTTCACGAAACGATATGCAAAGTTTGTTATCGAAAAATTCCATACTCACACCTCCTTATTTCAATGCGGCCGCAAAATTTTGGATGCTGTCTATATTGGAAAATGTCACATTATCATAATGTCTCACCTCTTCCCCTTTATAAGTCACCACACCCGTGCTGTCGTTTTTACTGATCTCTAACAATGCGCCGTTCGGAAAATATTGGCGTATCACGTTATCATGGTCGTGTAGTGTCTCCATAACCGGAGCCACCGCCATTACAATACCACCACGCTCACGGGCGGCCTTCTGGATCCTACGGATGGTATCCGTATCCTGTTCAAAACGCAGGGCTTTCCAAACCGTCACGCTGCTTACGTTGAAAGCCTTGGCCAAAAACTGGCGATCCTCACTTGTTACATGAATATACTTCTTCATATCTCACTTGATTTTAATATCCTAATTCGTTATATTTGTTGCGTTTTAAAAAAATAACCGACTTATGCCTCAAAATCCGACATCACTGCCTTTCTTGGTATCTTACGCTGATACTCTCTCATCAGCGAAGAGCAGACCTCTAATCCAAACAGCCCTGACAGCGATTGCATCTCTTCAAGAAATTGACTGCGTGTGTATCGACAACATAACGCTACCTGACGATATTGCAGAAGCCGGCGCTCGACTTGGAGCATACACGACAGCTGATCTTGTCTGGTTCCACTTCTCAAAGCATTCACTAATGACGCAAAAGGTGTTCGAGAAAGCCGTTCGCGGACTCTTTGCTCATAGTCAGTTGGGAAGCCCGGTATGGGTGTTTCTTCTGCCGGAGAAATACCGACATCTTTACCCTTCTCCATGGAATTGATTGTTCTTTTCATAAGTCACTCATTTTAGTGTCTATATCAGAGGGAGTCCAGGGAATCGAACCCTGGCGCAAGAACCATACACTCCCGTGTGTCTTTCCACACCGCCACCCGTCTCTTAACGCCTTCCGGGTTGTCACGCTCGGTTTTCCGTTATCCTTCAACACTTTCACCTTTCTCTATAACTTCAAGAAGCATTATAAACTTCTCACGTACAGACTGCTTCATCTCCAGTTCTAATGTATGCGCCAGATTTGAAGCTGCACTGGTACTGTTCCTGCGAATGCTTCCGGAAAGAAGACTGTCAGTCAAACTGCTTATCTTGTTTTCTATAAACAACTTTGCTTCCTCATGACTGCCAACGGATAAAACCGTTTTCAAAGCGCGGTAACAAGCAAGCTCTCGTTGTGTTTTGTACATCTCTTCAGCATACCAGCAAAAGAAGTGTTCATAGTCCTCGTTCATCTCTTTGGTGTACTTGTCAGCTTGTTGTACCAAAGCGTCTATATGGTTCTTCACAAAACTGAATACAAAATCCCAGCAATCCATTTTCTTATTTTCCATAATCTCACTTATTTAAATTCGTTTATAATCGGTTTCAAACTCACGCCGTAGCAGCTCATCAAGCGCCGGATGAGATTCTTTACATAAAAATCGGGAGCGGAAAACACAATCCCGGTCTCTTCAGTGTATCTGAAACTGATACCGTCCATCATCAACACGTAAGCTACTTTGTGCTTCACGCTTTGTGTCTGCCATTCTTTGATTTCTTCGTTCATTTTCTTTAAGTGCTAAAATTCGTTATTCTCGACCTTTTTTTGTATCTTTGGTCGCTAGTTAATTTCTTAACTCGATGCAAATATAATACGCATTTGCGAATAAACAAAGTTTTAAGAGTTAAATTATTCGCATTTGCGAAAAATAAATTCAATGATGAGTATAAACGAACGTTTAAAGACCATTATCGAAGAACAATATAATGGCAATAAAAGAGCCTTTTCTATGGCGATAGGAGTAACACCTACTGTCATTGAAAATGTAGTTGGTAGCCGTCAAGGAAAGCCTTCATTTGATGTACTTGAAAAAATATGCGCAAATGCGAACATTTCACCTGATTGGTTATTAATGAATAGGGGAAAGATGCTTTACACATCCCCACAAGACAGTTCTGTTACCACCAAAAGCCAGGTAGCTTCTGCCAATTTATCTCCAGATATGCTCACAGAGCTTCTCAACCGTATCACAGAACAAGCAGCTGAAATAGGCCGTCTCAAAGAACAAATTCGCCAAATGAATCTTGAAAAAGGGAAACCTGCATCGGATGCGTACACTTCTGGGAATGCAAATGTAGGGTAGAGCGTACTTTTACCATCCGGAGAACATGAAACGTTACCCTGTGGGTACCCCCGATTATACCTTCAGACTCCCCTCTCTCGGTATTCCCCCTCCATCCACCCCATATAATCGCCCCAAAAGGACTGATAATCCGTTATATAATAATGTATACTTTTTATAGGTGATGGTTTTTAGGGTGGGTGTATCAAGGCATATTTTACACCTATCATTCAAAAAACCATATTTTACCATACTTCCAACTACCCCCTCTCAAAACCGTGTTTACTAACCCCAGTTCTTATAAAAACTAACCCCACTTTCTAACCCCAGTACTATCCCCACCTCCAAAATTGCCACTCCAAGTGTTAGGACAATCATCACTTCACTCGCCACTTTGAGACACAAAAAAGGAGACCATAAGTCTCCTCTACAAGAATAACTGCCGAATGGTGATTTTCTTTCGTTCTAATGCCATTCTAATCTATTCACCTACTCTCCCCTCCTACTCCCTGAAATAAGCGTAGATTGCTTGATTATAGCCCTTTTAGTGCATACTGTACCATTACCGGACAGACCGGCATGTAACAAATAATTCTTGGTCGCACCCACCTGTTCTGCCGTCAAAACCGTATAAACAGCCGAAATACTACTAAAATACCAATCTCTTCGCTTTGTTCCGTCTATTCCGTGCGTCAAATGCACATGTATAACCTTTGCCATATCAATATATTTTGCGGAGCAAATATACCAAATAATCATTATATGGAATATTTTAGAAACATATAATCCAAAACAAGGCATAAAAAAAGCGGCATATAACCGCTATCTTCCTATCCTACTTACACACCATGTAAACCTCATGTAAGCTCATTTAAAGCAATCGCCAAACCTATGCAGCCGAAACAGCCCTCCACGTAAACAGAAATTAAACCTGCGTAAACGTTTCGTTTTGCGGGAGTTCCTTCTATCTTTCCCCGTAACCTATTGTATTATAAAGCGATGTGTCGTTTTATTCAATATATCGTTTTATACGCTTCGTTCTGTGCCCCGTACTTGTACAAATTGAACATATCACTCACATAGATGTCTCCTTCTTTAATCTCTGCCCGGAAGGACAACGGAGCACAGAAAGACACTTCAGCACCCGAAATTTCCAATTGCAACTGATGAATCAGGTCTATGAAAGGAGAAGAACCGAAATAAGCATCCTTCGCTGTGATGGTACGTGAAATTGTACCGATTTTACGGGATACAAAGTCATTTACAGCCTTGTATTGAGGGGCAAACTTATCCATAAACTCCCGGCTGACAGGATACTTGTTCATATCCGCCAATCTACCTTCCACCGACTTCTCCACTACTTTCCCGTCTTTCTTTGTTACGGTCAGGGTCACATCCGAAACTACATTGGCATTGTTTGCCGGGTCAATAACCAACACGCTGTCTCCTGCCACATTCTGCACCTTTACACATTCCCTAGTATGGTCGTGCCCCATCAGCACCACATCAAAGCCCGGAACCCGTTTGGCTACATCCATAGAGGCATCTTCCACCACCTGTCCCAACACGTTGCCCGACTTTCCGGCATGAAACAATCCCACAATGACATCAGGATTCTCTTTTTCCTTTATAATCTTCACCCATTTGCGTGCACAGGGCTCCATTTCCTCAAAATGCAGACCACTCCATAATTTCTCCGGCAACCATGAAGGAATGGCCGGAGTAATCATACCCAGAACCGCTATCCTCACTCCGTCGCGCTCCAACACCTCGTAGGGTTTCAGATAAGGTTTTCCAGTGGCATTGTCTATTATGTTAGCCCCCAGTACCGGAAAATCGCACTGTTTTATCCAACGGTCGTACACCGCATGCCCAGTCTCTACATCATGGTTACCCATATTACCTACCACATATCCCATATAATTCATCATATCCGCCGCAACATGAGTAGACACGGTATCCATGAAATTATAATAGTAAGCTGTAGGCTGACCTTGCAGGATATCCCCATTATCCATCAACAGGCAATTATCCCCATATTTCTCACGCTGTTCTTTCACAAAGGAATGAACACGGGCAAGACTTCCACTCCATTCTTTCCGTTCGATAAAGTTATACGGAAAGAAATTCCCGTGCACATCACTGGTTTCTATAATCTTGATAACCACTTCTTCCTGATTATTGGATGCAGACAACTGCATACCCGCCCACAACAGCAGGGCGCTGATACATATTCTATATTTCATTTCTCTATTCTTTATTCTTTTTTAGTCAAAGGATGCGTGAATACAAACCGGGCGCCTTCGGTATAATCCTTGTCCACCCATATCTTACCTCCCAGATTCTCGATTATCAGCCTGCTAATGGCCAATCCCAGCCCCGTACCTTGGGAATATTCATTCAATTTCTCGAAACGTTCAAATACCTTTTCACTCTTATCGGGCGGAATACCGCAACCGGTATCCGACACTGACAATTCCAACTGCTGATGCTGTTTGTCTATGGCAACCGTCAGTTTGATAGAACCGGACGGAGTAAATTTTGCGGCATTGGACAGCAAATTAATCAACACCTGCTTCAGACGCTGGGCATCCGTCTTGACAACCAGCGAAGGCACAGGAGTTTCAAACAGAAACAAAGCACTGGTCTTGCGTCCATACTCCACTGTAGACAAAGCCGTCTGACACAACTCTACCACATCACATTCTTCCCATACGAATTTTATCCTTCCGGATTCCATGCGCGAGATGTCCAGAATATCATTTATGAGGTGCAACAACAAATCGGAATTCTTCTGAATGATATCACAATACTGCTCTTTCTCGGCAGGAGAGGAATCATCACTGACCAACACGCTGGAAAATCCCACAATGGCATTCAAGGGAGTGCGTATTTCGTGACTCATATTGGCCAGAAAAGCCG